CGCAGTCCGGCTGTAATGTGTCTGCGCTGCAATGTCCGGCAGCGGAAGCCGCTCCACGTACCGCAGTAAGGCTATCTTACGGTCTACCCTCCCAAGCGGTGCGCTTTTGATGGCGGCGGTCATCTGCTGTCGGTCAAGTCCTTGCAGCGCAGCGGGCAGCACTACACGAGCCGCCGCCACAGGCAGCACCGAGCCAGAAAGGCTGCGGCAGCTGTCCAGCGTTGCGCACCATATTGCCAAGCACGGCAAACTGGTGACAAAACGTCACCAGTTTGGCAACGTCGGGAAAATGGTATGTTTTCGTGAGGCCACGAAGACGTGCGCAGACCATTTTCGTGACGTGCCGAAAATGCTCTTGTGCGGCGTACATTTTGTTGGTGTCAACAAAATGCTCGTATGTAGTGCTTGCCATGATATCCTCCTTACTTCCCGATCGCGGGCTTTTTCTCTGCCAGCGCCTTTTTCATCATGCCGACGGCCTTTTCGATCACGCTGTCCAGCACTTCATCGGTAATAAAAGGCTTCAGCCAGTCCGGCAGTGCGCCCCGCAGCGCGGCAAAGACCTGCGCCTTTTTCTTGGCACCCTGACCGCTGCCCATAATGCTGTCCTCAGCGATGGTCACAAGCTCCAGTGCCCACTGCTTGACGTACTGCTTGTCCCCCAGCCGGATAGCACCAACGGCCAGCGCGGCAAAGCCAATGAACATCAGTACCAGTGCGACGGGTGCGGGGATAAAGTTAAACATTGCTTCCATGATTCGTTACTCCTTTCAGTAGGTAGTTGTTGATATCGGATTTGCTTTTTTGCATACCTTCTCGGTTGTTGCCGGATAGTTGCGCATCCAAAAGGTTCTGCACGCCAACAAGGACGAGACGCATTTCTTCATCGATGCCGTCAAATCGCGTCATGTCACGCCTAAGAGCTGCGGCGTGCTGCGCGGAAACAGTTTCTACCGCATCCAGTCGCTTTTCAATGGCATCAATGCGCTTGTTCTGCGCATCGTCGGGGGCTTTTGCTTTTTTGATGTACTTGTGGATGATGTCCAGCACCTTGTCGATGGTGATGGTCGCAGCGCACAGGCTGCCAAGGACGCCAAGCACCCACAGCAAAGCTTCTTTTTCGGTCATTTGCCCTCCCGGAGACGGGTCAGACCCTTCTTGCGGATGATTTTCGGGTAGTTGATGGTAGTCACGTTGAGGTCAACGTTGCCGCTGATGCCCGGCACAGAGCCCTTGCTGGTGTGCTGGTGAGCGTTGTACTTAAAATCCACCTTCGGGGTCTTGCCGGTGTAGTCAGCAAGCCAGACGTCATAAGGGTGCAGAGCCGCACCGCCCACAAAGAGATGTGCCTTTGCAAAGCTGGTGTAGGTGTACAGTTGGGCGTAAAAGCCCATTTTTTCCACCTGTTCCAGCGCGTAGGCGGTGAGGTTGGTGAGGTCGAGGGTGCTCATTTGCTTGAGTTTGTTTTCCTCCACGTCCACCGCAAGGGGCATGGTCAGCTCCTTGCCGCACACCGCCTGCCGCACAAGGGCAAGCTCTGCATCGGCCATCGCTTCGCTGGTGGCGTAGGTGTAGTAGTACACTCCCACGTCCAGCCCGGCAGCACGGGCACCAGCGTAGTTGCGCTCAAAGGTCGGGTCGATGTACAGCCCATCTGCCCGCTTGCTGAGCTTGCGGTTGGTGGAAACCGTCTTGAGCATCGCGCCCTTGTAGCCTGCGGTTGCCACCTCCGCCCAGTTGATCTCTCCCTGATACCGGCTCACGTCAATGTACCGGTATGGCGGGTCGCCCTCCCAGCCGGTGACGGCTTCCTCAACGGGAGTTTCTCTGGGTGTTTCCGGCGCAGGACTTTCGCTTTTCCCGCAGAAGAGCACCTTCAACAGCCCCGCCAGAAATTCCAAAAGTTTTTCCATCGCTTACTCCTCCTGCACGATTTCCTCAAAGCCGCTCTTGATGAGCAGCGCCTTGACCTTCTCCTTCAGCAGGCGGGGGCAGCGCTCGTACAGAGCCTTTGCTTCCTCCACAGTCTCAGAGGACATAATTTCCTGTGCCCATAACATCGCCATCATACGTACCAACCTTTCTAATTTTTGCGTGATTTTATGCATACACAATCTCGCTCATTTCAAGCAAGCACTGTTTCAACATCTCGTTTTCTTTTTGCAGCGCTTCCACCGTCTCCGGCAGCTTGTCCTTTGCTTCCTGCTTTTTGCGTGCTTCTTCCTGCGCGGCCAGCTCTTCGGCGGTGTAGCGGACGTACTTCTGGATGGGCACCTGTTCCACCCATTCCTCCTGCGCCTTTACGCCGGGGCGGTCAACGACCTTCTGCACGTCTTTGCCACCGTTCGGATACTCGGTCACTGTCTCCCAGTGCCACTGCTCTTCCACGCCCTCTACGGCGGGGTGGGTGACTTCTTCGGTGCTGGTGGTCAGGTAGCCAAGGGTCAGGTCGGGGTTTTCCACGACCGCGCCGGTCTCGTCAAGGATCTTCATTGTGTCACCTCCATGGGGGTCACATATTTGCCGATTCGCGAGTAAGATACTTTTCCGTCAGGACTTTCAGCTGACAGCATCCACTGTCCGCCGGTCTTTCCGGAGTCACGGCGGTCTACTTTTACGCACCCATTTTCGTCCAGCTGCATCGGGGGCACAAAGCTACCGTTGCTGCGCCGCAGGTGGAGTCTGATTTTGCAGGTTTTCCACTCTTCCGGGATGGCGAAGTGCAGACTGGTCGGGTGACCCTCACTGCCAAACTGCAATGTTGCCACAGTGTCAAATGTCGCAGGGATCATCGCTCAAAACCTCCTTTCTCATGACACGCGGTGCCAGATATAAACATAGTAGGCGGCAGGCTGCACGGTGCTGCTGCGGCCATAGATAGGGTTTGAGCTGGAAGCGTCAAATTCAATATTGTACGCCGAACCGTCCATGCCATTGTAACCACCCCAAGGAGTATTAATTTCTGTGAATTTTAAAGCTCCCGATTTCGACAAACCTGCTTTTGAACCACGGAACGGGGAGGTACCTACTTTCGTTTCTGTTAAGCTACCTGTGATGTTCGGCAGTCCGGCATTCACGGTGGTGCCCGCTTTGTGGCTGCTGCTGGCACCCATCAGCACGCGGTCGGACGCGATCTGCTCCCATGTGCCGCCAAACAGGGCGGCAGGGCTGGTGGGGTTGGTGCTCTGGTAAATGCTGCCCACCGGATACGCCGCTAAAGCATCGGCGCTCAGCTTTCCGTCCGCAGTGACCTTCAGACCGCTGCCCACCTTCACACCGCCCAGCGTGGTTGCGGTGGCCGGGCGAAGTGGCATGTACCGTTCAAGCAGCTTCCTGATCTGGTCCTGCGTCAGGTAGTCTGACAGGTCCACTTCTTTGCGGGTATCGACCCACGCGCCGGTGTCACCGTCCCACGTCCAGATGGTATCGGTCGTGCCGACCACTGCCCACCAGCCGTTTTCGCCCACCGGCACAGCAGTCTTGAGGGCTTCCGGCGTGGCGTACCAGCCCTGTGCACCGATGGTGATAGTGCGCACCTGCTCAAAATATTCCTTTGTGGCCTGCAGGTATTCACCGGATTTTGTTTCGCTGCCCTTCGCATTGGATGCGCTTGTGCCCGCATTGGTCTCGCTGGTCTTGGCAGCGCTTGCCGCACCTGTGGCAGTGCTGGCCGCGCTGGATGCTGTCTGGGCATCTTTTTTTGCGGCTGCTGCACTGTCAGCAGCTGCGGTTTTGCTGGTATTGGCATCATCTCGCGCCGCTTCGGATTTCTTTGCGTTGGCCTGAGCACTGGCGGCGCTGGTACCCGCATTGGTCTCGCTGGTCTTTGCGGCGCTTGCGCTATTGGCAGCTGCAGTCTGGCTCTTTGCGGTCGCGTCAGCGCTGGACTTTGCGGCGCTTGCGCTATTGGCAGCCGCAGTCTGGCTGGACGCGGCTGCATTTTTGCTTGCAAGAGCCTGTGCCGCGGCCTGTACGGCCGCTGCGGCTTTTGCGATCGCAGTGTTGGCAAACTGCTCCACATACTCCATGCCCTGTGCGATGTCCTCACGGACTTCCACGCCGCGCTCAGCCTTACGGATTCCCGCAATGGCTTCATCAAAAGTTTTATCCATAAAACACCTCCTTACAAACTCGTAATGTAACCTTTGATAGATCGGCTTAAATCATATGCACTGGTTGCTTTACGGGCGCTCAACGCCTGCAGATCACTGATACTGGAAAACTCGGTGCCAAAGGTGAACTCCTTTTTATCCGGCGAATCCAATGGCTCAACAAGCTTGGAACACAGCAGCCAAGTATCCACACCATGCGGCGCAGAGAAAATGTGCGTTTGCTTTCCAATTGCAATACGGCTGACATCAATACCAGCGTCTTTCAGATCGACCGCTTTGACGGTCATGCCGTTCAGATAGCGCAGATTTTTGGCAAGTTCTTCCTCTGCCGCATCCAGCAAAGACTGCGGCGTGCTTTCGATGCCTTCAATAAAGATCACTTTTGTGATGATGCCAAAAAGCTTTTGCGCAGCCAGATCGTTTGCGGTTTCTGTAATGGTTTCTCCCCACGAAACAAAAAGCCATGTTTTCTTTCTGGCACCTACCGCGATCACCCGCGTGTAGATGTCCTCGGCTTTGGTATAGCTGGCCAAGTCCAGCATATTGACCCCAAAGGCAACAGTTTGGGGGTTCTTGTCCGTGATCTTCTTCATGTAGTCCAGGTAGCGGTAATTCTGCTTCCCCCAAAACGGGAGATTTACCGACCCGTGGCGGATCACAAAATCCCCGCCGTACTTGTCTGTGAGCTCACTTTGCAGGATGTCCAGCGTTTTGCCGCAATTTTTTCCATCGCCAAAGCTGTATGTAGGTTCCTTGACATCAAACAAAAAGCGAGAATCAGTCTTGCCGTTGATAGCAAGGCTGTATTTCCCGTTTTGCTCGGTGATCTTAAAGGTCTTGGATTCAGATGCCCGCTCAATGTTATAAATGGAGTACGTGCCAAAATTTTTGTTGCAAGTACCGCAGACGATTTCAGCTTTTTTCACTTCGACCGTTGCATCGTACGTTTTGCCCTTTACATAGGCTGCAAACAGACGCACTCGGAAATTGTTGCTTCCAATCCGTGAAATAATGCGACCGTTCGCAATGTGCTCTTCACCGATTTCCCAGCTTAGACAGGAAGCTTTGTTGATCTCTGTTTCCTCATAGAAAATATTCGTCTTTCCATCCACGGGGTCTACAATTCCCCAATGGTAAATGTAATCTCCATCATTAGAATCGTAACTGTAACCCACTTGCACGACTTTGATGCCGTCTACATATGGCACGATCATGGGGATGTCCATCTCGACTTTTCCGGGAGTAAACGCCTTGTAAGCGTCAACCTGCGCGTTGTGGTTATCGCAGATCCACTCCAGGAACTGGGAAATGCTCACGTTTCTGGCACTGTAAGGTGCGGCACCGCTGTCGTTGAGGTAGGCCATTTCGCCCTCACAGTAGATTTTCTGGCGTACCAGAAAATCCTGATCGTGATCCATAACGCGGCCCTGCCAGATCTGCTTACCGTCCTGCTGCACCTCCACCACCGTAATGAGCTTTTGGAGCGCGGAGTGTGCGACGTTTCCCAGCGGCAGAGTAAATTCCAGAGAACCAGCCTTGCCCACCTCGCGGGTCAGTGTGGGGTTGATGAGCTTTTTGGTGTCAGTGATGTCCCCGGGGTCGTAGATGCAGGCTTTGGTCACCCACGTGTCAACACCGGACTGTGTACCGGCATAGATCTTGTAGCTCATAGGCTTGCCCCCAGATATTTAATACTGATGCTGCAGTCCGCAGACGCAGAGAAAACGAGGGTGCCCACCACGCCATCCGGCATAGTAAGCCCCTCGATATACTGCCAGTCGGTGGACTTGGCCAGAATGCCCACCTCAAAGCCATTGAGGGACACCGCGATGTCGGCCGCATCTTCGCTGCGCTTGAAGTAGATACCGGCCGCACGGGGCGCACCGGTTATGGACACTTGAACGTCCTCGTTTGCCTTGAGCGGGATATCCGTGTAGTTGCGCACAATATCATACTCAAAGTTGAAATCGTCCCACAGCCAGTCGTTGGTGCCGTCGTAGACGCTGCGCTTGAAGGGATTGCAGGTGCCGGTGATGGTAAAGGTGCTGGAAAGCCGGTCGCGGGAGGGTGTGACTTTCCAAAGCCCTTCCCAGTACCACGCCGGGTCTTCATCAAAGCGGCACTGCAGCCACTTGCCATGAATGGCATTGGCAATGGTGCTTTCGATGTAAGGCCACTTGCTTTTTGGCGCGCTGCACAGCAGTTCCATCGTAATGGTTCGCTTTTTGTAATGCACCTTGCCGTCGTCCCATGTGGTCAGGTTCAGCAGTGAATCAGATCCGGTGACCTGCACAAGGTATTCTTCCGGTTCTGCCGCGCCGATTTTAGGGCTGCCTACCTTGAGGTACAGCCCCCAATCTGTCAGGGTGTGAAAATTGCCGATTTTTGCGCCCAGAAGTTTTGCCATTACACACCCCTCGCTTTCCGTGTCACCGTCACGCCGATGCGTGCATCAACGTTGGTCGCCATGCGGGGCGACAGCACGCCCACCAGCTCACCGGAGTCCATAACTACCTGACCCTTGCCGATGTCAGGCAGATGCTCGTCCAGCATCCCCTCGATGCGCTCCAGAATGCTGGTCTGCCGGTCAACAATGGACTGCTGGCCGGTGACGCGGTACTGCAGGGCCGCACGGGTGGAGAAGGTGCCCAGGCTGTCATACGTGCCGGTTTTGTCAAAGGGGCTCTGGTAGTGGCTGACAGGCTTCTGATTATTCTTCTTGTCCATCCACATGGCAAGGCCAATGCCGCCAGCGACAGCGCCCACGCCCAGGATCAGGGCAAGAATAGGATTTGCTGCAACGAAAGACACAATAGTGCCCAGCGCAGACGTGATGCCACCAGCCATGCCGGAAAAGCTCTGCACGATGCTGCCTAGTGCTCCGCCCACGCCGCCGGACTTTGCAAGACCGTCGATGATCTCGCCAAAAGCCTTGACCGAATTGGTCACACCGTCGATATCGGATTTTACCCCGCCGTCAGAAAAAAGCTTCTGGAAGATATCAAATGCCTTTCCGATGCCACCGCTGAAGTAGCCCTCATTGACCGCAGTCAATGCCTTGTTGAGCCAATCAGAGATCACGTCACGCTGCCCCTGCGACACTTCGCCCCAGATCAGATTGACAAAATCCAGCCCAAGACTTGCCCAGTCGCCGTTTTTGGCATCACTAAAGACGCTTTTTACCAGCCCGAAAATGCCCTTATCCAGCTGGCCGGAAGCCTCGCTCAGCTGCTGGTCAATGCGGCTCTGGGTACCCTTTACGCTCTTGTCGATGAGAGTAGAGGTCTCCGTCACCTTGTCTTGAACGCCGTCGATGTAGGTGATGATCTTCTCGTAGGTCTCCGCACCGTTCTTGCCGACGCGCTGGCCGGTCTCTGTGACGGTCTTCTTAATATGCTCGCTGCCGTCCGCGTACTTCTCCACCGCCTGCTGCACCTTTGTGGTGATGCCGTCAAAGGTGATTTCTGAGACGTTGGTAAAGGTGCCCAGCAGCGTTTTTGACATGTCGTCATAGGTCTTTGTAACCTTTGTGACCGTGCCGTTGACTTTGGTCTCCACCTGCTTGTAGGTGGTGGCCACGCCGTTGACCATCTCTTTGCCGGTCGTGGTGGTGGTCTCGGTGATGCGGTCTTTGATCTTGCCGGAGCTGTCCTTGACCTTTTCGGTAAGGGTCTGGATGCTGGTAGTCACAGTGCCAAGCGCATTCTGTGCGGTGGTGGTAGCCGTGCTGGAGATGGACGAAATGACCGTTTCGGTGGTGGACTTGGAGCCGGATCTTTTTTTAGTTGAAGAACCAGACGGGCTGGTTGTAATGGAGCTGCTGTTGGTTTCTTTTACTCCGTACTGCTTTTTCAGACGCTCGCCGTATTCTTTCCAGTAGTTTGTGTCTTTTTTGCCGCCCTTTCTGTTTTGGTAGTCGTTGTTAAAAGCTTTCTGGTAGACAGCATCCCAGTCGCCGTGGAAAATGCCTATTTCTCCGCTTTTCAGCGCGTCAAAGACAGCTTTCAGGCCAACAGCAGAAGATTTGGCCTTGTCAATGACGGTGGTAAGGCCGGTGATCTCTCCAATCAGGCCTTTCCAGCCGTCAAGCTTATAAGCTTCCTGTGCTGCGACGACCATGTCATTCAGCTTGCCAATCGCAACGCCGATGCCGCTGGATAAATCGCCGGTCAGCAATCCCGCCAGCTGCTTTACATTGTCCTGCAGGGTAGACATGCGCCCATTCATGGTCTGGCTCTGTGTCTCCATGGCACCGTAGTAGCGCCCGCCCTCTTCGCTGGCTGCGATAAGAGCCTGAGACAGCAGGTCATAACTGATGGTCATGTTCTGGACTTCCTGCACCGATTTACCGGTATAGTCGGCCAAAACCTGATAGATGTTGATGCCTGCATAGGCAAACTGCTTGATGTCAATGCTTGCAGCCTTTCCAACGTTGGCGATCTGCTGCAGGTTCTGCGCCATGCGGGACAGTTCCGCATTGCCGCCGCCTGCCGCATTGACCGCGTTGCCAAGTGCCAGAATGACCTTTTCGGAATACCCGGCGTTTTCGCCCGCGCTGATAAGCAGCTGATTTGCCTGCGTCAGAGCTTCGACGTTGAACGGGGTGCGGGCGGCGTCCTCCTGAATCTTTGCCATAGCTTGTTGTGCAGCTTCTGCGCTGCCAAGCATATTGGTAAACCCAACAGTGTAACTCTCGATCTGGGCGTTGTAGTCGATGCCAGACTGAATGAAACTTTTCGCAGCGGCAAGAGCGGCAGAGCTGAGTTTTGAGAAAAAGCCCGCCATGATCGTGCCTTGTGCAATAGCACCGGCCAGAGACTTGCTGGACTCCGATGTGGCGTCCCCAAAGCTGTTCATGTACCCTTCCGCAGTTTTCAGTCCCTGTGCCGTGGTATTGAGTTGGGCCTGAGCTTCTTTCAGCTTCTGGGCAAATTCCTTAGTTTCTTTGGAGGCTTCCCCGGTCTCTCTCCGTGATTTCTGGTAGGCTGCCGTAAGGTGAATGACCTCGCTGTACAGCCGATTATAATCCTTCATCATGGTGGAGACGGCGTCCCTAGTCTGAGACTTTGCCTCTTCCACGCCCTGCCGGTAGGCACTGTCGTCCAGCCCGAGGGTGGCGCTCAATTCAAAAAGTTTCAGGTTCCATCACCCCCGTTCAAGCCATTTTTAATGCGTGCTATCACTTCATCAGCGGACGGCTGGGGCGGCTGGGGGCGGTTTTCCACAAGCCCGGCCACCATGTCGTACCATCGTTCTTCCGCGCCTATAAGGTACGCCAGAGCGTCCGTCATGTACGCCTGATAGCTAAGCGTGATGCGCTCTTGCCGCAGAGCTGTAATGCAGTGCTGCGCAATGTACGGCTTGCCGATCAGCCGCAGCATATCCAGCCGAATGGTGGAGGTTAAGCGCCGATATCCGTCTGCGCCAACCTCACCAACGAGGACAAAAAATCCAGCACATCCTTATCCTCCACGGTGGCGGTGATGACGCGCAGGGTCTTGAACGGGGTCATGGTCTCGGGGTTGCCATCCTCGTCCACGTCCGGCTCATACAGCAGCGGCAGCAGCTTTGCAGTGCCCTCTGCGTTGTCGAAAAGCAGGCTCTTTGCCATGGCCTTGATGTTCTTCTTGGCCTGCTCATCCTTTTTCTGCGCCAGTTCTTCCGGGGTTTCCTTGCCGGTCAGCATGGGAAGCACCTTGCGCAGCTCGTTGACTTTGGATTTCTGCAGAAGGTCAGACACAGCGTCGGCGATCAGCCAGCAGCGGCGCAGAAACTCGATTTCGTCCATCTGGTTCAGGGTTTTCATGGGTCGTCCTCCTTATTACGCTGCCGCCTTGGGGCTGTAGTAAAACTCCATAGGCACCACATCGCTGCCCAGACGGGGGCAGCCTGTCAGGGTGACCGCAATGTTGCCCTTGCCCTTGTCGGTCGTCTTCAGGGTCAAACCGCCGGTGGAGAGTGCGTTCATCAGACGTACAGCCACATAGCCACCGTCAATGGTGTCGCCGACCCACCAGATGTCCTTAAAATCGCCGGTGCTGGCGGTGGGATCCAGCGTCATGCGGGGCGTGACCTTCTTGTCGCTCACATCCGCAGCGCCCAGCGCCAGTTTGATAACGTCCGTTGTGGCATTCAGGGCCGTAAAGGCCAGCGTGCAGTCGTAGTCCTCGATCTGCATCAGCTCTGCGGTGTTTTTCTGGGCGTTGTCCACGTCCGCGCCCAAATCGGTGAAGTTTGCCTTGCAGGTCGCGGTGATGCCGCCGGAAGTGGCGCAGATGATGTCTGCATCCTGAATCTCCGTGGTTCCTGCCGCGTCAAATTTGTTCAGAACGATGCCGGCGTTGAACTGCATGGACTTAAATGCGTCCTGTGAAATTTTGGAAAATTTTCTTGCCATAGTGCTCCTTACTCGCAAAATTGCGTGATTTCAAAATTGAGATATTCGCACAGATACCCTTCAGGCTGGTTGTCGAGGGGCTGTGCCCATGGGGTGCCTTTTTGCAAAAGAATAGCGCCGCCCTCACAGGAAAGCGTTGTGCTGTCCTCGAGGGCCGCGCTTATCGTATCCTCGGTTTGCAGGATGGGGGCTCTGCCGCCCTTGCTGGGGTACCACAGCCGGGCGTGGAAGGATGCCGTTTCGTTCCACCCGCCGGGGATGGTGGGCTTGTAGGTCAGGTACGGCAGCGTTGCGCCGGGAGGAATGTTATCTTCCAGATAGCCCGGGATGCCAAAGCCGTTGAAAAAAGCGTTCAGCGCCCGGTTGATGCTCTCAGACGGTCCCATTACGGCGGCACCGCCTTTTTGCACTTGACGGCCCGCAGTCCCATGCCGGATTCCGGCGGGGCTTTGCCCTCATCTGCCGTGCTGGTGATCTGGAAGGTCTGCCCATCACTTACCCGCTTGATGTAGTCCGGGAAAGCCAGCGGCACGCCGGTGCCAACAAGCAGCGTGTATGTAGATGCCGTGTCGGCCTGCTCTGCCACCTGTGCTTCCACGGTGGTGTCGTGACGCTCCACGGCCTCGAACTCGGGGCCGTCCTGCCAGCCAGACACAAAGCCGCCCACGCCGTCCGGCTCATAGCTGCGGGTCTGAAAGCGGTATTTTTTGGTAAAGCTCTGCATCACGGTGGATGCAGTGAACGGATTGACCATGTCACATCTTCCTCCACTGATTGATCTCGGATTTATAGCGGGTCTTGCCGTCAGCGGGCATCCCATCCGAACCGGTTGTCAGCGTACCGGACCACCCGGCAAAAGACTGGGACACATACACGCCACCGGAGGGCAGCGCCTTGTCGTATGCGTCGATTTTTTTAGCCAGCGCCACAAAGGCAGGCGGCACCCGCATGGGCTGCACCGTCCCGGTGAATGTCTCGGCGGTGAGGTCGCCGTCCCCGGCTTTGTGAACGCCGTCGTTGAAGATGGAGCCACACACGAGGAAATACTGCCCCGGAACCACCCCGGCGGGCACGGTATCCGGCTCAAAGGAGAACTCCCCAGCAATGGGGTCGTCCGCCCGGTCAAAGAAATTGTGCGTGTAGACGCACAGCTCCGGTACAGTCATGCAAAGTCACCCCCTTGCAGGTTAGGCCGATTCACCCGGGGTAATGGTCTCGACAGCGATACCGTCCAGATACTCAGCAAACAGGGTCACGCCCATAATGGCGTAGCTCTCGGAGGTTGCGGTGCTGTAGTTTGCCTGAGTGTGGAAGCCGATGAGGTTGCTTGCCTCGCCTGCGGTCCGGTAGACAAGACCTGCGCGGGCAAACTCGCTATCCGCAGGATCCACATAGTACATGACGATGTTGTCTACCGGGGTGGCAATAACCTTTCCCTTCGCGATCTCACTGTCGGACAGCAGGAAGATGGTGTTGTAGCCCATGAAGTCCTTGATGTACTGGAAACCGAACTGGTTCTGCACGGTGATATTGGCATTGCCCAGATAGTCGTACACGTCCATCACGTTGACAAAGCCAACAACGCCGGTCACGGTGCGATGCATGGTCTTGAACTTGTTCTCGACCGCGCCCTTGGCATGTGCCAGCGCCATCTGGAAGGTCTTGGGAGTGCCCTTCAGGGTGCCGGTGTTCAGGAACTTGTAGAACTTATCCGTTACCAGAGCGGTCAGGTCGTACAGGAACTCATCATCGGTCTTCTGCACGGCGACATCGTAGCCGTAATTCTGGATTGCCTCAAGGGTGACAGACTTGCCGTACTTGTCAATGGCGATCTTGCCGTACTCCTTCTCCTTGACGGTGTACTTGCTGAACGGGATCTCCTCGCCTTCTGCCACGGTGCCGCTCTGCAGGGTGCCCTGTGCATACTTGCTCTTGAGCACGGTGCCAGGCTGCATCCGGATGGGGCGCATGATGCCCAGAATTGTGCGCAGATGGTCCCAGTTGCGCTGGAAACGGGTCACAAAGTCGATTTCACGCGAGGCTACGGTGATATCGGTGGTCATGGTGATATTTTCTTTTGCTGCCATGTATTAGTCCTTTCCGCCGCCTGTAAACAGGTCGACATTTGCAGCAATCGCGGCCTGGCGTTCGCCAGCGTCCTTGATTGCAAAAATTTGGTCTTTGGTCATTTTGGAGCCGGTGTTTGTGGGCGGGGTGTCCACCTTCGCGCCGGTGGTGGTCGTAGTGCCTACGAAGTCGCCCCAGTCAGCTTTCAGGCTGTCGGCGTGCTTCTTGGCGTCCTTGACATTGCCCTTTTCGTCCAGCTCCAGCTTGTCGATGTCCTCGCCGGACAGCCGCACAACGCGGTCTGCGTACTTGTCCAGCACCCCGGCGGTCTTCAGCAGCTCCCGGAACTTGGCTTCCTTGGCTGCGTGGGTGTCCTTCTGGGTCTGCTGGGCCTTGTAGTCGGTCAGGGCCTTTTCTGCGGCCTGCTTGCCGCCGTTGGCCTCGTCCCGCTCTTTCTCGGCCTGTGTGCGGGCTGTTTTTTCTGCATCCAGCTGGTCTTTGAGTTCGTCCGTCTCCTTGTGCAGGGCGTCCAGAATGGCCTTGGCCTTGTCATCGTTGGAGGTTTCGGGGTTCTCCAGAATCGTGCGGATGTCAGCTCTTTTGAGTGCCATGTGATAGTCCTTTCCGCCCTTGCTCGGGCTGCCATGCTTGGCAATAAGGTTTAATTTGCCGGACGTGCTGCCGGTGTGGTGCCGCTTGTGGGGCTTGAACCCACGCCCCCCCGGATTACAAATCCGGCGCTCTGCCAACCTGAGCTAAAGCGGCATAAAAAAGCGGCTGACGCTGTGCGCCAACCGCTGAGTATTTAGTTTTTGCGTGCAACTTTGGTGATACATTCGACCGCCCAAAACTTCGCTTCCTGTAATTTCGTCATGCACAGACTTTTTTCTCGGCTTTCAGGAAGTGCGTCAAGCTGCGTTGCAAGCTCAAGGAAAAGGTCTTCTGCCTCGCAGTGCGCAGTTTTCACATCATCGGGCAGGAACTTTTCTTTTGGTGTTTTGAACATTTTCTCCAAATTCATGAATTACGCCTCCTTGTTTCCTTCTTCCACCGCGATCTCTCGCAGCTCGTCAATGTGATCTTCCACTGCCGGGCGCAGGAAGGGGCGGGCTTTCATGCCCCGGGTAAAGTGCCATTTGCCGTTGAAATCTTTCCAGACCCACGGCGTTTTGCGTCCGTTGCCCTTCTCGGCAAAGATACCCGTGCCAAGCTCAACATCAAAATGTTATCGTAAAGGCTTTTTATCCTTTACCTCTTACAGTTTGCTATCCTGTAAGTTCGGCGTACATTATCATCCTTTGCAGGATGTCGGGCACTCTTGGAGGTGTTATTGCTCTCTTATCGCTCAACCTCTACGCTCTACGATGGCTGATGATGATTCAGCTTATCTCGGAATTGCCCATCAATTAAACAGGTCATCTATACTTTCAAAGCCGTTATTGTGGTATCTTTCCAATATTGTCCCATATTCCAGCTCAAAAATTTCGCACCATTCTTTAAGTGTTCTTTTTGAGTTGCCAATTTGGATTACAACATTAGATTGCCTATTTCGACTTTGTTCTTCCATTGTGGCCCAACGGCAATTACTCGGTTCATAATTTCCGTTGTTGTCAATTCTGTCTATTGTAAGGTTTTCAGAATATCCATTCTCCATTGCCCATGAATAAAAAGCACTAAAGTTATCTTTCCATTCATCACATATCGTTATGCCACGTCCACCCCATCTATAATAGCTTGGGCTGTGAACATTATAGCAGCGGTCTTTCATTCCACGCCATATATGGTATATACGAGTGCCGCTCATTTTGTGACTGTGATGTTTTGTAAGATTGATTTTTTCTTGTGCCTTTTTCATGCAGCCGCATGAACGAATAGCGCCACTTTGCAAGCTGTCAGAGCGAACAACTTTTATGTTCCCACAATCGCACTGACAAACCCAGTATGTTTTCCGGCTATCGGTGTCTTGCAAGCCGATAACAGTCAGCATACCGAACTTTTTTCCTGTTAAGTCTTTGATTTTCTTTCTGTCTTTCATTGTTCCAACCTCCTAATGCGATTATATCACATTTTCGAGTTTGGAACAAGAGGGATTTTCCGATATTGCCCGATTTTCGATATGTGTTACCACATAAAGGTGCATGTATGTTTACACAGAATAAGCTAGGTTCGACCCGATGGTCACGGTCTTTTTTGCAAGGTCTACGGCGTAGGTCAGGCTCTGCTTGAGCGCGCCGCCCACGTAGCCCTCAATGCCCGTGCTGTCTGCCGTGCCAGTGGGTACAAGCAGCTGGGCGTAGTCCTGCACCTTCATGCCCCAGATGGTCAGCACCCGCTCTGCCCACGCTTCCAGCGCTTCATGTAGCTGCGGGGTGTTGTCGGTGAATTTGATGTCGTAGTTGAATTTCATGGCTCACTTTTTCTTCTTTCTGGAGATGTAGCCAATCCACGCATTGCCCTGTTCAAAAGTAACGCCATACGGCTTTGTTGTTAGCTGCATTAACTTGTCCCAGTCGCCGCGAGACATTCCTTTGAAATCAAATGCAACTTTTGGGCCTTTTTCCCAAAATGTTGTCATGTAAGGTTCAGAACCATCACCAGTTCTGTATTTGTTAAGGTCAACGCCAACTTGCTTTTTCACAAAGTCAATGGTTTCGTTGTGTGATTTCTTATATCTCGAATTGTCAACAATAGTCGCAAGCTTTCTTTGCCGTTCTGCTTCAACTTTTCTGTCGTCTGTTATCCAGCGGCCATTTACAAATGATTCAAACTTGTGCTCATCAGCGCTTCCGCCGCCCGCTCTCGCGGAGCTGCCCGAACCTCTTTTACTCACGGTAGTGCCTCCTCTCGTATTGAAATGGCTTAATTTTTGTGACATTCCAGTCAAATTCCGCCGGGCACTTGCCGTACCACAAAATACCGCTTGGTTGCAGCACTTCCAGCGCCTTGCGGCAGTGTTTGGCAAAGCACTCTGCTTCGTATGGGTCAGATTGTGTGCCGTGGCTCGAAATGCTCACGATGGCGTTTCTCGGCTCACCATCAAAGCACCAATCATAACTTTGCTCGCCGCACCAGCAAAGCGTTGGAATAACGTGGATGCCGTGCGCCTGCCAGTATGCCGCCAGCCAGTGCTTTTTGTAGTGCATGAAAAGCTGTACCGCAAGCGGCATATCACTGTAAAGCGAAAAATCAGGGGAACACACCGCACCGAACTGCTGCAAAAGGGAAATGTATTTGTCTGGGTTGTTCCAAAACCGTTCAAACTGATAATCGTCCTTGTAAAAATGCACGCCTTTTGTGGCCTTGTCTTTAGCTGTCAGCGCATAATTGACCGGGATCCATTCCAGCTTGTCAATGCGGATGTCCGTTTCCGGCTTGATTTCAGGGATGCCATACTTGCCCACGCCCGGAAAAATCATTTTCTCGGTGTTTTCCATTGGCAGAATCACGGTTCATCCCTCCTAGCCTTACTTTTTCTTGAGCTTTTTTCCTGTTTTCCAGTTGTAACCACGTTTTTCCAGTGCACGGCGTGCTGCCTGTGTGGAAGGATTGTCAGGATGCCCTTTCGCTTTGCCCATCAAAACTTCAACACGGCTCTTTTCTCTGATTGTGCCAGACGCAACGCCCGCTTTGTATTCTGCAATAGCAGACTCTCGCCTTGCGGAATACTGTGCAGCGGCCTCGTGGGCTTCCCTTTGCATTTTTTCCGTTTGGCGGCGTGTCAAGCCGTGAGGAATACGCATCTTATCGTCCATGTAATCGCTGATGGGCGAACTTAAGCCACGTTTTGCGAGAAATTCATCAAGCGTAGTCTTCTCACTGCTCGCCCTTGTAGAACTTCCAGATCCTCGTTTACTCATTTTGGGAACTCTCCTTTCTTCGTTTTCGCTTTTCCGCCCACCACATCTGTTCTGCTTCTATGCCGCCCTTGGCCTTGTACCACTCGGTGTAATCCATGACTGGCGTGACCTCTTTTGTCACATTGTCCCGCTGCATGGCGTTCTGCCGGGGATATTTGCCCAGTGCAGAGGAAAGCACACAGCGGCAGTGGTAGACCATCTCCGGCGCTGCGTTGGGGTCGCCGGGGCGCTGTATCTCGTATCCCATGACCTTGAACGGCTCGTCAAGCTCTGCCGTCTGCTGGTCAAGCAGGCGGTGCATCTCGCGGGTGCGGTAGTCGTGGGTGGAGTTCCACCGCTTTTTGACCTCGATGCCCAAAGCCTGGGCGTTTCGCATCTGCTGCAAAGCCCCGGCGTTCTGGGCGCTGGTAAGGGCTGTGATGGCGTTGTTCATGGCCCAGTGAATCTCCGTGTCTGCCATGCCGTTTACGGCCTGCACGGCGATGTCGTGGACGCTCTTGCCCTGCACGATGCCCTGCATGACGTAGCGGTTAAAGACCCGGGCGTCATAGGTGCGGTTGCTCTCGCTCTTAATGCGCTTGTTGGGTACCATGCGGGGGTTCTCCTTCAGCAGGAGCTTGACCGCTTCGGTGTTGTACAGGGTCAGCCCGAACGTCACGCCTGCGGCTTGTTCCAGCTCGTAGAAAGCCCAGTTTGCGCCAAAGGAAAAGATGTTGTATTGCTCGTCCCGGGCCAGCTTGTAGGCCGTCTGCTGTGCTGTGGTACAGGTCTGGGTGATGCCGTCCAGCTTGGCGTGCATCAAATCGGACTGAAAGACCTGATTTTGCAGCCAGATGCGGTAATCCTCTTCGGTGATCTCGCCTGCATCCAGCTGCGCCCGCTTGCGCTCGTCCAACGCTCGGTACTTCCCCAGAAACTCGGTGAGCTGCTCCTGCATCTCCCGGCGGGCAGTGCCGTACACCCGGAGGATACGGCGGCGCAGGCGGTTCAGCTGACGGGTGGAGATGCGGTCACGGTCAGTCATAAGTGCATCACAAGCTTTGCAACGTTAATGATAAACGAGCTTACCCCGCAGCCGAAGAAAAAGCCAAAAACTGCGGCGCAAATATCACGCTTCATCTGTTCCATCTTCATCTTCGTTCTCCTCGTCTACGGTCTCCCGCTCTGCGCTCTCGGCCATAAGCGCGGCCTTGGCCTGCTCCTTTTGTTCCGGGGTCAGGTTGGGCAGCAGGTCAATGGCCATGTCTTGCCCGATGATCGGCACCTCAGAAATCACCGTTGCGACCTGCTCGGCTGTGTTGGTGATCTTGCTGCGGTTGAATGCCGGCATAGCGTTGTCAAAGCCAGCCAGTGCGCAGATCTGCCGGATAAACGGCTTGATCTGTGCCTCGAAGTCGTCCGCGTTCTGGTTTAGCGGCTCATAGGCTGCATCCAGATGGTCGTTGGTGCTGTCCGCGCTGACACAGTGCACATCCAGACCGCCGAAGTCCTCATACACCCGGGCGTGGAGCAGCTCCAGCAGAGTCTCCCGGGCCGCTACAGGAATCTCGGTGGTGTAGGGGGTGATCTTGCCGCCCTGGCTGGTGTCTGCGCCTGCAATGTGGTACAGATTCAGCTTGACAAGGAACTCCTGCAGCTCGTCATCGGTCATGCCGTTGAAGTTCTCGCACAGCCAGTAGATCTCCGAAAAGTCATGCAGGTCATTGCAGAAGCCGGACATCACCAGATCGGTGTTGTCAATGTAGGCTTTCAGCCCCACAAGGGTGCTCTGGTGCAGGTCGGAGCCCCACAGCGGCACAATTGGAAGAGCGCTGTAGTTTTCTCCCTCCACGCTTTCCAGCCCGCCGCCGGGCGTGGTGATGGTCACGCTCTTGTATGCCTGCTTCGGCACGGTCTCCTGCATTGTGCTGCCGATTTTGCTTTCCGTGTACTCGGTAAATCCGTCCAGCTCGTACAGGATATAATGCATATCCGTGTCAGGGTTCAGCCGCCAGAAGCGCACGCCTGCCTGCAAAAGGCCTGTCTTTTCATCGTACAGGGGAGCGAACTCGGTCAGCTTGAAAACCACCAGATGGTCGTTGTTCCAGAATCCGAAGCTCTCGCCGTGGATCAGGGCGAAATATCCGGCCTTTTGGATCTGCTCATCAAAGTTCTGCCCCAGCCTGTCCTTGTCCACACCATTGTCCGCAAAGACCACGCCGTTGCCGAGGGAGTAGGTCGCCCGCTGTTTGTTGAGCCGCCGGAAAAGATTGCTCTTGACCATAGCAGGGCGTGGGGTGTCCTGCTTGGTGTTTTTGGACAGGCGTTTCAACATCAAAGCGTAAGCCTGTGCGAAGCGTTCAGCCCCCGGGTTTTTCTGTGCGTCGTACAGGTCAGCATCCAGCGCCATCTTATACGGTCCGGAAGCGCAGTGCTGCTGCACGAACCGCCGGATGAAATCAGACTGTTCCCCGTCGGCTTGCGCCTGCTGGAAGGTCTGGAAAGTGTATACAGTGCTCAAAATCAATCCCTCAGTTTCACAAGGCGCTTTGTGCGCACAAAATAGCGGATAGCGTCCATGCAGTGGTCGTTGACCTTCAGCACGGTGTCGTCTTTGTCCGGGTCCCAAGCGTACACTCCGAACTCTTCCAGCGTGTGCTTGCAGACCTTGTAGATTTTCAGCCGTCCGGTCTGCAGCATGGTCTGCACGTCCAGAATGCCGCTCAGAACGTCGTTGTTTGCGGGCATCTGGGTAAAGCCATTCTTGCGCAGTTCCGTAATCAGGGGCAAGGCAGAGGGGTCCACAACGATTCTCTCCGGCTTGAGACCATCCAGCCACGCCTTGAGGTCTGCGACGTACTCGCCCACGGTCTTTTGCCGCTTCTGTTCGCGGCCGCTGTAGTAGTACTCCCGGGTGACGATCCAGCAGTCTGCATCTGCCTGCTTCTGGAGCAGCAAAAAGACCGTTGCGTTCTGGGTGCCAAAGTCACACGCCACATAGGCGCTCTTTGGAGACAGCGCCGGAAGCACATCAACGACGTGCTTCTTGCGGTCGAACATGTCATACACAAGGCCCTCCGCCACCGTCCACAGGCCAAGAATGTAGCGCTGATAGAAAACGCCGCTATACTGGCTGCGGTATCTGGCCTTGATGTCCTCGGAAAGAGACAAGTTGTCGTCCATCGTAAAGTGGAGATACATCATCTTGCGGGAGCGGCATTTCCGCACCCACTCCAGATAGAACCAGTGCTGTGGGCTGCCCGGGTTGCAGTTGAACCAGAACTTTGATCCGGTGACAGAGCAGCGGGCCGTGGCCTGATTGACGAAGCTTTGCGGCATCAGGGCCACCTCGTCGAAGAATGCCCCGGCAAGGGTGATGCCCTGGATCAGGTCCTGACTGCTCTCGTCCTTGCCGCCAAAAAAGTAAAACTCGTTGGTTCTGCCGCCCTTGCTGACGGTCATGCAGTTTTCTGCCCGATGCTCCTTGACGTTGTAACCACGGGCTGCAAGCTGCTGCTTGAGCGTCCCTAGCACGTTGCGCCTGAAGCTGGCAATGGTCTTGCCGCACATGGCAAACTGCTGGCCGCTGTAACAAGTCATAGCCCACTGGACAAAAGAAAAGCTCATGGCAAAGGTCTTGCCCGAGCGAATAGCGCCATCTGCAATGATGCCGTTGTAGCTGCTGTATGCGCTCTGCGGTGTCCACCAGCTCAAGACCTGCTTTTGCCGCTGGCTGAGGGCTTTCCAGCGAAAACCGTTACTTTTCCGCATGGTCTTCCTCTTCCTCTGGCAGCATCTCCACGTCATCCGGGGGGCCGAGGTCTGCGGCAGCGCTCAAGGCCTCAAGCAGGCCATCGTCCGGGACTTCTATGCCGCTCCGGTCTCCCAGCATAGCAAACTTGTCCACGATGGTGCCAAACGCCGTGGATAGCTGCGGCAGCGTCGCTTCTGCGATTTTGTCAGGGTCTGCCATCGCCTGAAGGTACAGCCCGAGAAGATCCTGTGCTTCCCCGCGCTTGCTGCCTAAGTAGGAAAGCATGTCCTGCGTGTTCTGCTCTTTTTTTAAGGCGCACAAATCCGCGCACTTGGGGTTATCTTTCACGATTTTCCGCACGGTGCTTTCTGCCACGTCGTTCAGCTTTGCGGTTCTGGCGTAGCTCTGCAGCTGCACATAATCAGCAATGATCTTCTTTTTTTGTCTGTCTGTCAGCCGCTTTGCGCTCACCGCCACCACCTCTCTAAACTCATGCAAAAGAAAAACCGCCCGGAAGATCCGAACGGTCAGAGTATCAAAATAAGCAGCACCCGTGCATTCAGTTCGTTGGACATGCGTCAAACGGCGGGTGCTGCTGCATCCGGAACTTTCGCGGCCAGATGCCCCGCTATTGCGCGGCCCGCTCTAGGGCACGCAAGCACTCCCGGCAGGGCTCGAACCTGCAACATGCGGTTTTGGAGACCGCTGCTCTACCGCTTGAGCTACCGGAGTATAAAAGCCGCCCTTGGAATCGAACCAGCCGTGTCTACACACACGCGCCGCGCTCCAAACTGCGCTCAGACGGCCATATAAAAACAGCTCCGGTTCTCCGCCGGGGCTGTTGGTTGGCGCACATCCTGTCAGGAAAGCTCCACCTTGGCAAGGATTCTAAGGCCTTTTCTTGGCACGGGAGGTTGCACGTGCGGCCTTGCGGGTTGTCTGGTCCATGCGCCATACGGTGCGATACGGCGGAATCGAACCGCCTCCTGTCTCTCATGAGCGGCAGGCTGCCTTTGTGTCAGTGTATCGCATAGAAGCAGCCCGCGAAACGTGAAGAGAGCAAAGCCCGGTACCTGCAAGCAGAAAAGGAGGAAAATGCCAAGAAGGGACACGTTTCGGAGGCTGCGTGCATCGGTTTGCCTTTTCGGCTTTGCCGATGGTACCACAATAGCACAGACGCCGATAACAAGTAAATCCCAGAGCGTGTAAAAACAAAGCCCTCTGACGTTGTGCAAAATGTACAGGTTCAACTAAGATTCAGCTCGTTCGCGATCTCTGTCAGCTGGCTCAGGCCTTCCGAAATTGCGCGTGAAACCTGAGACGGCTTGGAATAGCCGACTTCTGCCGCGATATCGGCGTGCCGCCTGCCTTCAACATAGCACAGGATGATGCACTTACTGCGGCGGATGGATGCAGGATCGGCGTGGAGCAGATAAGCCACATCGATGGCGGATTTCTGCATCTCGGCATACTGGCATTTCAGCTCGTTCAGGCGCTGTTCGGCGTCTATGGCGGCGTCACAGTTCCGGCCTACCTTGTCGCTGGTGCCGGAGCGACCGGGTGCGCCGGAAGTCCCGGATGTGGTTGAGGTGGCTGCATTTTTCAGGCTTGAGATGCGTTCTTGCTGCTGGCGGATGAGCTCCCGCATTTTCGGCAGGCGCTCAAACCAGGCCCGCAGCTCCTTTACGCTGGCCGGTTCGCCCGGCTTTGGCGCATCACTTTCAGGTGTCCATGTGCGGGCCATGTTGCATTCCCTCCTTCGGCGGCAAAGGCATCCACCCAACCACGGGAGAATCTACACGGTTATTGTAAACGTCATCCAGGTTGAAATAACGATATTCCCACCAGCCTTTAGGAATAAAGTAATCATCGCTTTCTTCATCGTAGGTTCCCCACTCGAAAATTTCTTCCCAGTAGAAAGCGCTCTTTTGGGACAAGACTGTGCCATCTTCGTAGTGAGCCGTCGTAATCCCATATCCACCGCAGGCGGTTTCAAACAGAATCAGCACATCTTCTTCGACCTTCGGAGGGTCCTTTTCAGGGTCGCGCCATGCAGGAAAGAGGTCTTTTCCCTGCAAAACAGGAAGTTTTTCAACCTTTTCTCGTGCCGCACGGAGGGTAAGCGAGATAATGTTCTCTGCTCCTACCTCCCCTATCGTGGTATATTCCAGGCTCTTTAACACAGCCTCGCGCCGGATGTATTCAGTCATTATAAAAGTCCTCCATTTCTTCAATCTCGATTTCCACTCTTGGGTTCTTCCGGTCAAGCTCCACCCAGCTGCCATCGTGGGCGGCAACGATCTTGCTGTTGTCGTCCTCCAGCACGCGGGCTTTTACCAGGATGTCTGTGGTTGCCTCGATGAGATTTGCCAGATCGACCCGGCGGGCGGTCTTCATGTAGTACACGCACCTCACGTTCACGCGGGCAGAGATGGGGCTGCGTGGCCTTTTGATTTGCCGCAGGCAGTCGGTCTCATAATCCACGTAGGCCTTGCTGGGGGCTACGAATGGGGCTCCAGAGCGTGTGCGGAGGATGCGGGCAGAGTTCTTTTTGGTGCGAGGGTCGCCGTAGAGGGTCAGGTGCATTGGTCTCCTTCTTTCATCATCTTCAGCACGTCTTCTGCGGTGCGGTAGCCCATAATGCCATTATGACCAATCAAAGGCTTTCCCATGACTTCCAGTAGCCCTTCGTTCCATCCGTAGGAATCGGGTGTGCAGATTGCAGCCCAGCGGTACTTGCCTTTTTCCGTCACCACGATTTGCTCTCCGCCTCTATATTCGTGGTCGTAAATATGCTCTACGCCCATTTCAGTGAGAGCAGCATCTAGCTTTTGCATTTCAGTCATCGCTTTTACCTCCAAACTTAGTAGTATTCAATTTCCACCAACGAGGTGGATACCAACTCAAAGCGGCCATCTCCAAGAGGGATTTGCAGGGTTCAAGTTTTACCATCGGTCTGTACCCCGCTGTCACCATTGAGCATGTAACCAATGCGGGTCAGTGTGGTATCCAGCACCTGAGCCGTTTGCTCTGCCCTGATTGCGTACGAGTACCCCCATTTTTCGTTCCCGTCCAGCCAGTCTTTCCAGTCGGTCAGGTACTTTTTCATAGATTTCTCGTCAATCACAGGCACTGCCGGTTCGTCTTCCAGCGCATCCATCGCGTCCATAATCTGACACGCGCGGCATCTTACGCCGTTGTAATTTTCGCAGCCACAGCAATATGCCGCTTTGATGTTTGCGATGGCTTTTTCACGGTCGATAAATACGCTCATTTTTCAATTTCCCTCTTTGTCGGCTCGCTCGCCCGCAGCCTTGCAGCTTCACGCGGGGCGGTGGTGATATCTGCCTGCGCCTGCTTCAAAAACTCGGCACGGCGGTATGTAAGGTCTGGCATTTCAGCCAGCTCTGCAAGCCCTCCCACGCTCCCGGCATAGGATTTTGCCGCCGGGGGGAGTTGGTCATACAGGGCTTGCAGTTCTTTCTGCCCGTCACTACGCAGCAGCCCGCACTTTTCGTCAATGCCGGTCACCATCGGGAATTTGCGCCAGCTCAAAAATGTCTGTGCCTTGCGTGCCGCTACAGCCAGAGCTTCCCATTCAGCGGACGGGTCAAGGCACTGGGAAAGCTGCTTGAAGATGTCAGCCACCGTGACCGGATAAACGCATACCCGGTTTGCCGCCAGAAAAGCCCGCTTGACAGTATCGCCGTCATAGTCTCCAAACTGGTACGTCCACACATCGATAGTGGTCTGCATCTCCTCATCGGTCAGAGGCTTGGAGCCCAGCTTGTACAGCACAAAATTCATGCGGATCAGCTTTGCCACGTCTTCCCGCGTCATGTCTCAAACCCTCTTTCTCTGTCCATCTTCGCCAGCACCCGGGCAAGCTGGTCGTCTACGGTCTCGGTTGGCTGCTTGCCCCTCGGTCTGGCTTGTCGGCTTTGTTCGTTGGCTTCCACATCCCCCGGTGTGCGCAGGCCGTCCCGTTTCCAGCCGGACAATATGCCGTTGATGTAGCTCCACGAGCGCTTTCCGGCTTCTGTGGCTTTGTCAATCGCCAGCAAGATCATCTCTGTGCTGTACTCCTGCCTCCACTTCTGCAGCTTGTCCAGTGCAGAGCGCGGGAAGTCCCCAACGGCCTGCTGATAATGTTGGACGATCTTGGAAAGTTCTACGTCAACGGCGGCGGCGCTATTATATACACCACCGTTAGGTGATATACCATTACCATTTACATTACCATTACCATTTACATTACCATTACCATTACCATTTACATTACCATTTACAGCCGGATTTGCCGCGTTTTGCTGTTTTTGCTCGTCAAAGTCGGCATTTGCCGGATTTGCCGCGTTTTGCTGACGCTTGCCGTTTGTAACTTCTGCGCCTTTACGCCCTGCAGCAGCTCTCTTTTCTCGTCTTTCGTTCCATTTTTTAGAATTTGATTCCACCGCCTCGGACATAAAATCCCACGCCATTTCGAGCTTCTGGTCGTCCTCAAAATCCGGTGGATCGGGGAAATCAAGCAGCGCATCAAAAATCCTGCCTTTTTGCTCCAGAGACAATTTACGCAATGGCTTTTTCCATGATTTGTAAATGACTATGCTTTTCTGTTCTTCCTCTTTCAACCGCTTTCACCTCCTTCTTTGCACGCCCGTATAGCCGGATAGCACAGCTTGCAAGATCAGAAGGGAAGATCTTCTGCGTCTTCGTTGATTGGGTCATACTCGGTAGATGGAGCCGGTTCTGGCGCGGCAGTGCTGTGCGGTGCGTAATCCGCAAGCGTTTCATCGGGGTACATCTGCGCGCCCTGCAGGCCTGCCGGTTCTGCCGCCGGTTCTGCTGCCGGTTCTGCAGGTTCCAGCGGCGGACCGGGCTGCGCCATCAAGTCGATCATCTGTTGCAGCCAACGGAATGTCACCAGCCCACCGGGCTGAACATCATCCGCGTCCACATAGTGGTAGGTCTTGCCGTTATACTTCCGTTCTTTCATCCTCTGGGCAAAAACCGTAACCTGATCGCCTTTCTGCAGCATCCCATCCCACTGGTCGATGCCGTGCCAGAGGTTCACACCCACAAAAAAGCTCTGCCATTTGCCGGATTCATCCTGTGTGCGGCTGGCTTTCAGGCCAAACTTCAGCACCTGTTTTTGGCCAGCATCCCGAAGTATCGGGTCTTTGGCAATCTCACCGTGCAGCATGATGCCGTTCTTAGTCTGGACGATCATGCATCATCACCGCCAAACGGATCATCGGCGTTTTCCTCTGCAGAGGGTGCATCCGGGGCAGGGATCAGGGTGCCTGCCGTCTTGCGGTGACGGTGGGATCCTGCGTAAGGATCCAGCACCGGCAGTTCTTCAGGCGGCACCTCACGAGCGGTGCTTTCGGCATCCACACGCACCTCGCTCTCATCGTACAAAGCGCCAAAGGTAGACGGGAACGCTTCACGCAGGGCGTGTACCAAAGCCACCTTGCGGATCATGGTCGCTTTTTTGCCGTTCCAGAGGGATTTGCCGGTGTCATACTCGCTGAGCTTGACTTCCTCGTAGCTGGCGCGGGTGCGGTCCTTGCGGTAGACCTTTGCCCAGCCGCCGAGAAGGGTCTCGCCGCCGTCTCCATCATAGACGATGGAACCCTCACGGTTCAGCAGCTGGCCATCTGCGGTCATGACGATCACGCCGGCTTCAAAACCATCGTAGGCCGGGTGACGCTCGGCCATCTGCAGATAGCAGTTCTTGCCCAGCACAATGGTGCTGGCGGTGTCGGCGTTCTTGTTGTCGTAGTGGATGAGATAGGCTTCCTTGGTAAAGGGGTTCAGATGATACTGCTTGCAGGTCTCCAAAAAGATCTTGCATTCGGCATCAGTGGCCTGCGGGCAGATGAAGCTGCGCACCTCGCCGAAGCTGACCGTGAAGTGCTGGCCATCGGCAGCGGTGATCTCCACCGGCACGGACGGGGATGCGGCCTGCATAGCGGTGCTGCCTGCACGGTTGGCATTCTGCACGGAACGGTTTGCCAGAGCCTGTGCATTGGAAACGGACGAAGTAGGCGCGGATGCGCCGGAACGAGTAAGTGCCATAAGTAACTACCTCCAAAATTATTTGATCGAACCATAGCGGAAGCCGCGCTCTGCGGCTCCCTGCTTGAACCACGAGATGTCCTCGCGGGTGAACTCTACCCAGAAACGATACTGCTTGCGGGCAGAGGCTTCCGACTGTGCAGGTTCTGCGAATTTCTGAAGCATGCTGAAATCCAACCTGCCATCCGGCGTGATGGCTGCATTGGCCTGCGCCGTTTGAGCCGCTTCTGTGGCGATCTGGCGTTCTTCATCGGTCGGAGGGATAATGACCGGAGCGGTGGCCTGCACCCGCTCTGCGGCCATTCTCTCGGCTTCTGCGCGGCGCTGGGCGTCCCGGGCGTTCTGGCGGCGGCTATGCTCCACAAGGGCAGCGTTCAGGTTCAGTTCACGCAGATACTCCGTGGTGCAAGCTTCGGCATCCTCGCCGCAGGTCTCCCGGATGAGCCGCAGCTCCTCCCGCCGGGTCTCCACGCTCTTGCGCAGTTCACGGCTGGCCTTTGCCAGATCATAGGTCTTGTTCAGCCACTGGGGCACAAGCAGGCGATCAAAGGGGATAAGCTCCCGCAGTTCTCCGATGCAGTCTGCATAAACAGCCCGCAGCGCGTCCTGTTTATCCTGCCGTTCGGCTTCCTCCACAGCTTTGACCTGCTGGTCAATGGCACCGGAGACGGCCTTGCACCGGGTCTGCATCTGCTTGGTGCTCTGCAAGAACTCTTCCAGCGGCTTCATGTAAAAGGCCTTTGCGCTGCGGGCAGCGTCCGAGAGCTGCTTGTCCAGCTTGTTCACGGCGGCGCGGTCAGCCTTGGCATCCTTGATGGTGTCCGGGGTGTAGACGCGGCCGGTGTAGGCGGCCAGCATCTCGGTCAGATTCTGCTGCACCTCGGTCTCGTTCCACCGGATCGCGGGCAGTTCCGGGTGCTCCACCCGGACGGTCAATTCTTCTTGCATAAATATTCACCACCTCTGATAAACTCTCTCACCATCGTTGTTATATACGATGTAGGTATTGCGAGGATAACCTTGCGCGTGTTCCTTTTCGGACAGTGCATCCGCCCGCTGGACCAGTTCTCCCACTGTCTGCGCAGAGCGTCTCTCTAAAAGTTTCGGCGGGTTTTCAAGCCCGTCATAGATTTGCATAAGCGCCACTTGTAAAACCTCCTGTTTTGTGTTATTTTTGTGGTGATGGGCGGCGAAACTCATCACCCTTTTGGCTTGTCCGTGTTGGAGCACGGGCAGGCTCTTCTTTTTTTGCGGCGTATCGGCGGCAGACTGTCCACCTCATCACGTCGAATAAGCTCTTTCTCAAAAATGTACTTGCGAGCCCGACGCCTGCCGTTGCGGCTGTGGCTGCTTGCGGACGCAAAACTGTTTGCGGTTTTGTAACCCAGCCGTCTGGCACACATCTCAGACGTACCGCTGGCAATCAGGTCTCCGGTCTTGGCATCGTACACGGTGTACCACATGACATGGAGGACAGTGTCAGGCATACGTGATCTCCCCGGACTCCTCTTGCAGCATCTCCCGCACGTTGTCCATTTCTTCGGCGCACATCTCCCAGACGTTTGCCCGTGCGGAGTATCCGGCCCGGACAACAATGTCATCTGAAGCTTCGGCTTCTCGCCTGCAGCTTTCGGAAAGCCGCGTGTAGGATTTGACTTTGTCCTCAACGTATTCTTTGGCCGTCATCACGCCCCACGCTCCTGATTCTCCGGATATTCCGGGTTGCGGGCGTGGGTTCGGTTGATTTTGCCGTACTTGCGCCGCTTTGCGGCTCTCTCCCTGTCCTCTGCGGCAAAGCCCAGACGAGCTAGCAGAATAGCGGCCAAAATCAGCACCAGCGACACCACAAACAGCGTGCCGGAGATGTATCCGACGGTCTGCGCGGTGCCCTCTGCGCCCATAGCTGTGCCCATTCCAACGCCGCCAAAAATAACGGCCATCCAGTAGTAAGTAGTGGATTTTAGCTTCATTCTTTCGGGTCCTCCGCTGTGTATACTTTGTCAAGGCAGTAAAACTCCTTGACCCACTTCATAAATCGTGCTCTTGAGATATCCGGGCAGGCTCTTTTGCTCCCAACGGAAGGGACTGCCCATTCTGGGAAAAGTCCGGCCTGAATTTGCGCAGAGAGCACGTCATTCGTTTTCGGGATCTGATTATCCCTCAAAATCTTGCAGCATTCCGTTATCGTCATGCTCGGGCTCATCTTTGCTCTCCTCTCTTTTGGCTCTCAGAATCCTTTTCAGCCGGATGTGTTCCAGCCTTTCTGGCTGCCTTGCGTCCCAACGCTGCTCTAGCCAGCGCTTGTTGTAATGCTTCCTCACGGCTTGACCTCCACAAACTCGCCGTTTTTGAGGGTATAGTAAACGTTTTCTCTGATAGCAGAACCATCCACACGGGCCATTTTAGCGCAGATCATGTGACCGTCATCATCGTACTCGGTCAGCACCAGATAGCAGCCCAGTGCGCCGCACGCCTTACCGCAAGCACCGTTTACAACGGCAATGCTATCTTTGCCGTCTGCTTTTGCTCTGCAATAAGCCCCAGTGGCTGCCGCCGTACTGTAATCGCCGCTCGAACCAGCCGTACTGGAATAGCCGCTCGAACCAGCCGTACTGTAATAGCCGCTCGAACCAGCCGTACTGGAATAGCCGCTCGAACCAGCCGTACTGTAATCGCCGCTCGAACCAGCCGTACTGTAATCGCCGCTCGAACCAGCCGTACTGGAATAGCCGCTCGAACCAGCCGTACTGTAATAGCCGCTCGAACCAGCCGTACTGGAATAGCCGCTCGAACCAGCCGTACTGTAATCGCCGCTAGAAAAAGGTTCTTTGCCCTTCGCCCGATTAAAAACGGCATTCACCGTAGCTTTTACCAGCCCTGCAAAATTCACTTCACCTTTCACCGTCAGCTCAGTGCAGGCCAGTTTACTGTCCTCTTCGCTTTTATCCACGTTCCCGCCGCACTCGACCTCAAAAAAGCGCGGGCTATCCCTCAGCGGGTAGTAGTGCAGCACATCCAGCGGGTTCTCGCAGGCGTGCATACCAGCGTGGCAGCAGTCGGCCTTGTCCTCATAGTAGGTCTTGCCCACCTCGTACTGCTTGCCACGGCACTGCATATTTTTGTTCATGGCCTTGTATGCAATGATCTTTTCACTCATGGGCGGTGTCCTCCTTTACCGTGCGGATGCTTCCAAACTCTGGATTGCTGAAAATCTGTAAGTCGTTCAAATCGTTCACTCCTTTTAATAAAATGTCTTCTCTTTGCTGTGCCATCGCAACGCAACGCCTGACCGCTCTTTGCCATGCCATCGCTGCGCAAATCACGGCATTTCTTCTCTCTGCCATGCCAATGCATCCGAAGCAAAACCTTGCCGCAGCGAATCGTTACGGTGCACCACTTTTCCTTCGCAAATCAAATCAGCGCTTTTCTCTGCCATTCCTTTGCTCTGCCATTCGCGACGGCGCGGTACTATGCCATCGCTCCGCTACTCTCCGCTTTTCCTTCGCCTTGCCTGTCTGTGCTTCTCAGTGCCACTGCACAGCAGTTCACCTCATAGCCTTCGCAAAGCATCGCCCTGCATCGCCCTGCATCGCCCTGCATCGCCGTTGCCGCGCTAAGCGTTGCCTTTGCGCATCTTCTCAAATCACGGCAATGCCGTTGCAATGCAAATCACTGTTGCGCTGCGCAAAGCCATCGCACGGCCAATCTAACTCAGCCTTTCCGTTGCCAAGCCGTGCATCGCACCGCCTCCGCGAATCAGGGCCGTGCCATGCCCTTGCTCTCAGGCCTTCACCTCATAGGCGATGTAAGTAAACCGGCCCTTTCCGCTGTTGCGCCACTGGCCGATGCCTCGCAAAATGCCATAATCCAGCCACTCACGCACAACCTTTTCGTGGCTGTCGTCAAGGAGGATTACGTCAAACTCGCAGGTGCTGCCCGCCGGGATCTCCTCACTGTTGGCAAGGCTCACGCGCTCGCCCTGTGCGGTCTGGGCACGCAGCGGACGCTGGCAGTCGCCGATCTCTCCGTTTACCCGAATCGGAATCATGCGGGGCTGAACGAAAATCAGACCGTCAATGACCTTCTTGTAAGCAGTCAGCTTGCCGCTTTCGTTCACGGCCTTCTTCTTGCCAGTCTCGGTCTTGCCGCCGATGCGGGAAAGCATGCCGCAAGCATCCTTAAACATGCCTTTGACCTGGTAATCGTAAAAAATCGGATTGCCGTCCGGGTCACGCGGGAAAACGGTCATGCCCTTGTCGGCTACCGCATCAGGGCCAAGAGCCGCCACTTCATCCTCGATGGTTGCAGCATTCGGCGACTTGCTGGCGATGAACTCCCGGGCCACATTGGGGTTTGCGGGCCATGTACCCAGCACCGGCTCAATAAACGTAGCTTTCACATGCAGTTTTTTCATCTTTGTAACCTCCAAAATAAGTTTGTATCCTTACGCCACCCCGTCCTGGTTATGCTGCCGGGCGGCAAGCTCCATCTGCTCCACGCTCTGCCTGCGCTCCACGCTGGGCAGCATTCCCACGGCCTTGAGCTGCTCATAAATGAACCGCTGACCCGCTTCCGTCCATACGGTGGTGTTCTTGGTGTCCCACTCGCCGGTGCTCTTGTGCTGGAACGGAGTGGATTTGCGGTTTTTGGTGTAGCCCTTGCCGCAATACTTGGCGTATAGCACCCACTGGCCGTCGCTGGTCTTGTACTGGATCTTCAGGCCGTGAAGGATGCTGTTGAGTTTCTCGGCGCTCAGGCCGTAATCCTTGGCAATGCTGGTAGTGGTGCGGCAGTTCTTGCCCACGCACACCGCCCGGGCATACTCTGCATCCGGCTTCAGGTCGTTGTTCTCTGCCAGAAGCTGGCGGTTGGCGGCCTTGAGCTGGTCGTTCTGCTTCTGGGCGATCAGCACCGCACGGCGCATAACCGCTTCCGGGCTGTTCCACTGCGCCTCCACGGCCAAGAAATATTGCCGCGCCTGCTTGCCTCGTTCGTTGCGCTGGATCATGCACAGCTCCTTCGCCATCGGGATGGTCAGCTGGTGGTCGGTGCGGGGTTTGCCTGCCAGACCGTCAGACCTATTACTCAAAAATGAGTAATAGTCCTCGCCCTCAGTGAAACCATACTCGGTCATACGGTTAAACCAATCGTTGTACCGGGTCGTGACTTCTAAGAAGTCGTGCAACTCCCGGCCACTCACCGTGGGGCGCTCCGGGTTTTCGTAGCTAATGGGGATGAGATTGTTTAATTCGCTCATGCCGTTTTGTCCTCCTTTTCCTTGATGATCTCGCTGACGGCAGTTTCCATCTTTTCCCGAATGCCGGGAGGGTTACGCTTGCTGTTCAAAATCAGTGAACAGTAGCTTCTCGAAAATCCAAGATGCTTTGCTACGTCGTCTACTGTAATCTGGTTGTTGTGCATCCGGCCAATCAGACGGCCAGTCCACGGTTCGGGCTTAATCATGGCTTGTCACCCATTTCAGAAGCATCGCCACAATCCAGATTGCGGTGGACACGCCGAAAGAGAACTCCCAACCGATGAGCATGCAGATAAGCCACCAAAGGCCGGAAATGACGGCCCACGAAAAGCCAAAAGCAACGATAATGAGCGCAATCGATGCAAGCGCAAGCAAAAATGTTTCAAAATCAGGCACTTGTATTCTCCTTTCCTTTTCCTTCCTCATCGTAGACCACAAGCTCGTTCAGCGTAACCTTGAAATACTTTGCGAGCTTGAGCAGCTGCGAAAGGCTGGGCCCGTAAATCGAGCGCTCCCACTTTCCGATTGCGCCGTTGCTCAGGCCTGCCGCCGCCTCCAGATCGGTGCGGCTCAGTCCGTGCAACTTGCAAAACTGGTCAATTTTTGATACATTCACTAGCAATTCTCCTTTCCGGGCTTGAAAATCACTAGAAAATATGCTACTATGTAGTTGCGAGGTACAAAGTGAATAAAATCTAGCGTCTGCCCGATATAATATTGTCAGGGGCTTTGGTTTTGTTTGCCCTGTGCTTAGTATTATACTAGCCAAGTGGCTATTTTGCAATAGTCAATTTGCAATATAGTGAACATTTGGCTATTTTTACAAAATAGCGAGGTCTTTTTTATGCGAAATGTGGAGAGGGCTAAAAAAATCGCTACTGAAAAAGGAATCAATGTTTCTTTTGTATGCAGAGAGGTCGGAAAAAGCCGTGGCTATATTTCGCAAATGCTAGTAAGTGGGCGTGACTTCCCAGATGAAATGCTAGCGCCAGTAGCCAATGCGCTAGGTATCACGGTCGAAGAGTTGACCGGCGAAGAGCAAAAAGAAAAGCCCAGCACCCCGGAGGGTGATGGGCTGGATGCAAAGGCGCAGGCCACTCTTAATAAGATGAAAAAACTTTCGCCTGAACAGCAGGCGGCATTTTGGGATATGCTAAACACTACGATTGATGCCGTTTTGAATATGCCGGATGGTGACGGGAATGGTTAGCGAAGCCAAGATTCATAAAGGCATGAAAATAATTTGTGACTATTACGAAACCCATGAAGATGACGATTATTTTACGCCTAGCATTTTTATTAAAAATGGCATAAAAAATCCAAAGTCTTTGATTGACTCTTTGTGGGCGGATGGCTTGATAACGGTATATGATTTTACAGAAAATGGCATTTTTGAGAATTTTTCTGTTTCTCTTACTCAAAAGGGCGTTCTTTATTTTATCGAAAAGCAAAGACAGCAGAGAATTAGCCGCAAACAATTTGCTCAGAGTGTTGTCATTGCGGTGCTCTCTGCTGTCGTAAGTACGGTATTGACGCTTTTTGTATCTCAAAGAAGCGAAGGGTCGGAAACTTCCAGCGTTTGATTCTGCGTGTCCAGATTGTAAGCAGAAAGTGTTTTGTAAATGCTCAGTTTTTCGCTGTCAATATCTTGCGGGTTAATCATGGCAAATCCGCCATTTCCGTCAACCACCTTGAAAATAGTTTCAGGGCAAAGTTCGCAGAGGTCGCCCAGCGTAACCTTTTTAGGAAAACACTCTGCAGGAATGACGGTATATTTTGGCTTTTTGTGAAGAAAAGCAAAATCGTTCAAGTCAAGAAATTCATATGTCAGAATAGCGCCGATATAGATAATCAGGCCAACTAAAATGACAAGCAGTGCAGTATTAAGCATATATTTTTACCTCCTGTAAAAGTTTGTCCACGTCGATACCAAGGGAAAGTGCAAGCTTGATTTTCTCAAGTATAACACATTCCGGGGTGTCTTTCATCAATTTTGTGCTATTTTCTTGCACTTTCTTTTCCTCCTTTGGCAAAGCTCTTTGATAATTTTGTTTTATGGCAGCTGGTTGGCTGCTCATTTTTGTTTATGAGGTGATTATCGTGAAAAGAAGAGCGTTTCTTGCACTGGGTTTGACTGCGGCTTTGTCCATTCCTTTTGCCATGACGGCTTTTGCAGATGAGAGTCAGTACAAAGCAGGTCAAACAGTCGAGTTTTCCGGACAAACCGATTTTGACTATTATTATACTTATACCAACGATCAAACAAATTACAAGTGTTTTTCAGTCATCGAGAACGGCCAGCGTTGGTATGCGGCGGTCACTGAAAGTTGGTATGAATACTGCAAAAACGCATTCGCAAACCAGCCAGTTGCGTTTAATGGGAAATTCCAAAACGTTGCAGGAGATGGAGCCCCAGTTGTTCTGATTGAGAAGAGAATCCAAACGAACGAAAAAGGAGAAAAAACTACAACCGATTTACGTGACTGCATTTGGGCTGCAAATTGTGGAACCTCCACAAGCCCGAATTTTAAGCTGTTCGACGAATTGTATAGTGCTGGAACGACTACTATTGCAGACGATAGCTCTTACATCAAGATCGATTCAAACCCTCTCAATGCAAAAAGCGGTTCATTCTTTGAATATATGTATCGGGATCCCGCAACAAGAAACATTAAGTTGATGAATGAACTGCTTGTTCTTCCTGATTGGGTTTATGAGGAAATGATGGCAACCAAAGCCATTGACGGCCGTCAAAAGGAGACTTTTGATAATGTCACGGTCACTTGGTCTTACTCTCCAAATCAAGGGCTTGAAGTCGTGTACCGGCTCAATAAGTAAATCTGTTTACAACCGCATTATACAACTGTGTGTTGTCGTAGTCAATGGGTTTACCCATCACTCTTTTTGATAGGTTTCATCAAGCTGTTGCATTTTTTGCAACAGCTCCCCTGCTCCAGTCTCTGCGCCGCCGGGCGTTTTGGCTGCCGCATGTAAGGTGTGTAGGGCATTGACCTTGCGGGCGGCGTACATCATGGCACGCGCCTGCTGCTCCGGTGTCATATCGACGTAGCAGGCCAGCGCCGCGCGGATGTGATTGCAGAAATGGCTTGTCTTTTCCATGGTCAGTCCTCCCAAGGCTGCGGGGTCTGCTCTGTGCCGGTCAAAACGGTGGCAGGCATTCCGTCGATGATGGTCGTTTCGGTTCCTTTACCGTTTCTTTGCTCAAAATCCATTTTGCGTTTCTCCTTTCTTTTGTGCACGTCTACGATTTATAATCCAGATTTTACCATGCGCCGTTGGAAAACAAAATACGGATATTTTTTGTCGAATGGCGCAGATTTTTTCTGCGCCATTTTCTGTTAAAAACACGTTGATTTTATGGTGGTGAAAGTATGAGTTATTTTACGGCAACTCAGATCGGGAAAGCGCTTGCAAAGGCCCGGGTATCTGCCGGCCTGAGCCAAGTGGAGATTGCAAGACGCATCGAAAAGGGTGAGCGGACGGTGCAGAGCTGGGAAAAAGGCTGCACCAGCCCGGACAGCGACGAGATCATGGATTGGTGTACGGCCTGCGGGGCATCCCCCATCGCCGTGTTTATGGAGATGATTCACCCGGAGCTGTACGCGGCACCCGATGACGGAAAGACAGACACAGAGCTGGACGCAATGCTGTGCCGCTTTGTGGTAAACTTGCCACCGCTGACGAAACGACTGCTTCTTTTCGTGCTGAAGGGCAACCATGGCAGCAGCCCGCCCGCTGTGATCTCCGAGGTCGCCGCCAACCTGCACTGCCCAACAACCGGGTCAGCGTGTGCGGAACCATCATCAACCAATACAACTTTGCCCAGAACATGGGATTAGACCCCTGCCCGGACGACCCACAGCCGCCAATAGACGATTTGAAGGTAAATTACAAGGCCGGGCGTGAAGCTTCGGAAAAAGGCGCGCAGGGTTACATCGGGCGAAAAAAGGAGTAAGCTATGAAGTGCATAAGACCATGTTGCCGGAAGGAGATCCCGGATGGTGCTTCTTTTTGTCCGTGGTGCGGGAAGAAACAGCCGGAAGCCGCCCCGCAGCAAAGAAAAAAGCGCCGCCGTCCAAAGGGCAGCGGCAGCGTGTATAAACTGAGTGGGACGCGGGCAAGACCGTATGTTGCACTCACAGCCCGCAGGGATGTTCTGGGCACGTTTGAAACGGCAGGCGAAGCCGTACAAGCATTAGACGCTTACAACGCCCAGAACACCCCCGCTGCGCTTCTGAAATGCACCTTTGCAGATGCCTATACCCAATGGAAAGCTCAGCCAAAGTTTCAAAAGCTCAGCGCGGACATGCAAAAGGGGTACGAACTGGCCTATGCTAAGGCTGCGCCGCTATACGACAGACAATTGCGGGACTTAAAAGCGGCAGATTATCAACAGGTCATTGATGCAATGGTGGAAAAAGGGCTATCCCGAAGCTCCTGTGAAAAACAGCGCACGCTTTTTAGCCAGATCTGCGAGTGGGCAATGGCGCAGGACATCATAAACAAAAATTATGCCATGCTACTGCAGCTCCCGGCGGCTACAGGAAAAGCGGAGCGCACTCTGACTGCAGTTGAGATAGAGCAGATCAGCATCTACCAGAATGACCCAAAATTCGGGCAGACGGCTCAGATCGCCATGGTGCTGCTGTACACCGGTATGCGCATTGATGAACTGCTCTCTATGCGCTGTGAGGACGTGCATCTGAAGGAGCACTATATGCAGGGCGGCGAAAAGACCGAGGCAGGCAAAAACCGCATTATCCCGATTCTTGAACCGATTTACAAGACGGTAGCTTTTTGGATGCTGAACAGCGGGTGCGAATGGCTGATACCATCCAAGGCCGGCACAAAGCTGGATAAGCGCAACGTGGCTACAAAGTTCCGGGCGTTGATGCAGGAATGCCATATAGAGGGGGTGCACCCGCACACGCTGCGCCACACGGCCAGCAGCAAGATGGTGGAGTGCGGCCTGGAAAAGACTGCCGTGCAAGCCATCTTGGGTCACAAAAATTTCTCCACCACAGCAAACAAGTACGTCTCCCACAATGACCCGGATTATCTGTTGCAGGAAATGCGAAAGATGAAGTATTGATTTGTTAGATTGTTTGTTAGATTGTCACGTTCATTCAGGAGATTTTAAGGCATTTCAAGCAAAAAGAAAAACGCACAGACGACTTGTTTTAATCGTTCGTGCGTTTATTTTTGGAGCTGGTGACAGGAGTTGAACCTGCAACCCACTGATTACAAATCA